CCTATCATGTGATACAAGCCAAAACCATAGAAACCAGTTCCAGGTAAGAACTTGTAACTTACAAACCAATCTCTTCTCTTTTGCTTAGGGTCTTCTTCTCTCCAATTACGCCTTACGCTAACTATCTTTTCTGCATCGTAATCAATTGTAATTACATAAGGAAGGGCGACCATGTTATCATCATCTTCTTCTTCCATAGTATCTATGCCATCAAATGATTGATACGCATGTACTTCTAGAAGCGTCATAACCTCGTCTTCGCTATCTCCATAAGGGTCAACGCCCTCTATCTCACTACCTACATCACCACTAGGGTCTATATCTTCCCCATTGTATTTACTTGGTAAATAGAACCCAGCCTTAACATATTTGTTAAAGTCATTCTTAGGCATACGAATAACGTGTGTATATCTGCTTGATGTGTAAAGGTCTTTACTCTCTGGAGAAACCACAAAGTCTTCTGCCTTTACAAATTGTGAGCATTGCCTATCTAAATTAGCATCCCACCAAACTTTCTTAAATGTGTGCCCAATTAATGGTAATTGAAATAGCATTTGGTCTAAGTCAGGGAAATACTCTGGCATGTCTTGAGTAATCTGATAGTTCATAAAGTCTTTAACTCTACGAGCTTGCTCTTCCATCTCCTCGCTTGGGTCACCAACTATTATTGTTTTAACTGGCCCGCCACTTGGGTATAATTCTGCTATTGCCCTTGCATTAAATTGTGTAGCTGCTTCTGCTATCATAGGATGAACTACGTTGCTTAATCCTCTTGTAGCTCTTTGGTCTTCCTCTTCTTCTTGACCACCATGCACATCAAGTGTTTCTAAGCCTTGCTTATATCTGTCTTCCCATTGTGATCTTGCTTCTTTATCTGCTTCGTAACTTGTAATTAGTTGGCTTGCGACTGAATTTAATTCTTTTGCATCAATTGTTTCTGCAAGGTTTTGGTCAAAGGATGTATCTTCCTCTTCTAAAATATCTAAAGATGGGTCGCCTACTAATACCTCATCATTACCAATATCTTCTATCTGAAACTCGTCTGAAGGCATACCTTCTGCAAAGGGAATTACTTTAGGTTCTCTAGCCATATATTGTCATCCTTCTCTCCTGAACTTCATCTTCTTCATCATAATCTGTAGAATGAGTGATGAACCAACCTTTTCTTAATCTTAGCCAAGCCTGTGTACAAGTGTCAACTATATCATCATTATCACCCGCAGGGAAGGCTGAACATATATCTATTAAGTTTTTAGCCCATTTTTTTCCTTGTGGATAGAATATTCTTCCATCCTCTAACAATGCAGAACTACTATGTGCCCTTGCAATCTTGTCTCTATCTGGTGAATAAGCCAAAACTGGTATGCCACCCATCCTTAAATCTTGAAGCAAACTTTGACCACTAGCTTTCTTTTCTATTAACACTGTATCTGGCTGCCAGTCATCATAAGCTTCTTGTGCTAGTTTTCTTAACTCTGGGTAAGTTACCTTGTCATACCACATTTCTACAACTATGGCGTTTACTTGTCCATTTTGCCTAAAGATGCCCCACGTTGTTCTTGCACTGTAACTACTTGTTTCTTTAGTGCTGAACGCAGTATCGTAGCTTTGTACCAAGTATTCAATCTCTGGAAGTTCATCTTTCTCCCAGGGAACCCACCATTCTGCTTTAAGGATACCACCTCCTTTGGGCATTGGTCTTTGTTGCAATTGACCAGCACTAGCGTATGAACCCAAACTTTTTTCCAAATTATCAAGAGTTTTTTCGTCAATCCTCTTCTCCCACAACAACTCCCCTTCTGAAGTTCTTGGGTCGCTAAAGCCAAGCGATGATCTAGTTGGCGTTGGGTGACCAATTTCGTATCTTGCAGGTAAACATAAATGATCCCAATCATTGTACTCATTCGCTAATATGTGTCCAGTAAGGTCATTTTCATGTACCCTCTGCATAATTATAATAAAAGCTCCAGTTCGTGGGTCATTCAGTCTAGTTTGCATAGCCTGATCCCACCATTCTAGAACACCTTCTCTAACTGCTGACGATTCTGCTTCTCTTACGTTGTGAGGATCATCTATAACAATTATGTCACCACCTTCACCAGTTAGTGCTCCATCTACTGAGGTAGCTATCCTTTGACCTGTCTTATCATTTTCAAATCTTTGTTTTTGATTTTGGTCTGAGGTTAATTTAAATATATCACCAAAGTAACTTTTGTACCATTGGCTTTCTATTAATCTTCTGCACTTAACGCTATCTCTTATTGATAATGATCCTGCATAACTAGCAAACAAAAACCTTTTTGATGGTTGAACAGTCCATGTCCAAGCTGGTAATGCTACAGCTACACTTATAGACTTCATGTGTCTAGGTGGTATGTTTATAATAAGTCTTTTGATATCGCCTTCTACTACAGCTTGAAGGTGCTCTGATATAGCATCTATATGCCAGTTATCGTAAAATTCTCTTCCAGGTTCAATCGCTTGCCAAGATTTCTTTGTAAAAACCTTCAATGACCTTTTCATTAGCTCCTTCTGAGCTTGAAGCAATAGCTTTGGATAAGACTCTTTCGAGATTTTCGAGTTCGTCATTTGATATTCCACTTAGGTCTATAACTTGTCTTTGTTCTATTATTGTTTCTTTCTCTATCTTATCTTGCCACCCTGCTCTGTTCTTTAGGTAAAAGATCATTGCAGTATTGTCTCCTTCAAGAGCCTTTTCATAAAGCCTATTTGTTATAGTCTGTATGCCTTTACCCTTTCCTCTTTTTATAGCTTCTGCAAACTCTATAAATTCATTCTGCTTTTCGTATAGAGTAGATAGCCCTATACCTAACGCCATAGCTATTTGTTCTTGTGTTAATCCTTGTGCTGCATATGCTTCAGCCTTATCACACATCTCTTTTGTAACTACAAATTTAGGTCTACCTACTTTTTTAATAGATTTTTTCTTTTTGGTGCTCATATAATTTTAGCCTTGGCAATTTTATCATAGTCCTCTACTGAAATTGAATTTAATATTAAGGGAGCATCATCGCCTTCCCACATATTTTCAATATTGTCTTCAAAATATTCTATAGCCTTTTCTCTGCTATAGTTTTTGTCTCTCATAATTATTTCAACACATTTTGATCTATTATAAACTGCTACAGTAGGTCTTTGTAGTTTTTCTTGTACCACAAAGCCTTCATAAGCTTCATCAAAACCCTCTAACAATATCATATATGGTAACATTATAACCTCATTTCAAATTGTTCGTCTTCTCTCAAAATTATATCTACATTTTTTTCAAAGCCTATTTTCTCGTTAGCTCTAAGCCTTTTGTATAGTTTTAAATCTGTATTCTTTAAAGATATCATAGCATCTTCATATTTTTTATCTAATATTTTTTGTTCTTCTTCAGTGATATCGCTTACTAGCATTTACATTCTCCTTTGGTAGATATACTTCTACATAACAATCACACTTAGGACATGTTAGGTTTGTTACAATAGCGTATTCTTCTGTTTCTTCTTCTATGTCATGGTCGCCACCCCATATAAGACTTGTTTCACACCACCAACAATTCATTTTAATTCACCACCATTGTTTTATATTTTACGCCTAATAAATGTTCATGAAGCTTCATAGCTAAAGTATGTATATACAAAGCTCTTTCATCGACTGTAAGAAAGTGTGTGTCTTGCTCTACTTGGTCTATTATGTCATCGACCATTTCATCTACATACATTTCCATCTTGTTAATCGTAGTCATATTCACTCACCTCTTCATAAATCTTTTTCTCATTACTGAACGAAAAGAATGCTTGACCTATGTGACCATAGATACCTTGCTCTCTAATCTTCCTTGTGATTATCTTAGTCGTATTATCCTCAAAGTCTCTATGTACTACTAAAGCAGCATCACTCATGTTTGCCCAATGTGCAGAACCACTAACTTGATATAAGTCTGGTGGAGGAACTACGCCACTATCATTCCTCTGTAGCTTGTGAGGATGAGCTACCATCCAAACCACTATTTGATGGTTTCTAGCAAACTGCTGACACTTAGCAATTATATCTCTTATATGCTCATCTTCTCTTTTAGCATAATCTCTGTTAGGGCTTATCTGATTAAATGGGTCTATGACTAATCCCTTAATACCAAACCTTTGTTTGGCTATTTTAGCCTTGCTCAATATAAACTCAATGTCTGGGATTTCTTCTGTGTTCTCAATAAATTTAAAATGGTTATCTAAGAACTGTATTCCACTGTTGAGTTCATCTTGCGACATTCTAGCGTGCATACCAATATCAAATGGCTTTCTGCATCTCTTCTCAAGTAAACGCCTAATGTGGTTTGGTGTAGAATGTTCTGGGCTGAATATAGCAAAGTTCCAATTCTCTCTTTCAGCTAAGTTTAATAACAACTGATCTAAGAAATTACTTTTACCATGATTAGGTATGCCAGTTATTAAGTTAAATGTACTTGGCATAATCTTATATATTTTATCTAACTCTTTGAATCCAGTACTAAAAGCTTTCTGCTCATTGCCATCATAAATGTTCTGCACACTATCATGATATTCTTTAACGCCATGTAAACCTTGTACTGGAAACTCTTCAGCATATTGTATACATTCTCTTAATATTTGAGTATCATAATGTATTAAACATTCGTTGGCATCTTTACACTGCCAATCATCTATTCTAGGGAAATTGACAACCTTACATATGTCTTTACCAAATCTATGTATAATCTCCAACCTCAACGCCTTACCATTTTCATCAGCATCTGTGGCTACGATTACTTCGTCAGCATCAAAAATCCATTTAGAATGTTCAAACGCCATAAACCTTTTATCGTCAGATTTAAATTTCGCTGTTTGAGGTGCTCCATCTGGTAGACTTACTACATTTCTAAACCCAGCTTCATATAATGCCAGCACATCCATTTCACCTTCAACAAATATAACAGTTTTCATATCTGTTTCTTCCCAATGTGTTCTCAACATATCTATATTATACAAACACTTAGTTGCGTTTTTCTCTTGCAGAAACTTCTTGTCTTTTGTTCTACTTTTTATATTTACAATATCTCCCTCAAGATAGTATGGGAAACATAGCTTTTGGTCTTTTGTAAATAGCTTAAAATCTTCTGCAGTCTTTCTTGTTATCTTCCTATTCTCTAACCATATCATTGAGCCTTCAGATAGATCATGATTTGCATTTGACAAAATTGGTATTGGGGGAGCTACTTCTTTTGGCTCTTCTCTCACAACTCTTGGCTCTCTATATGGTAGGTTGCTATTCTCTTTAACTCCTCCAGTCCAATCACAATGATGACACATCCACAATATTGATTCGTATGTTACAGTAACTGACAAACAAGGGTCATGCTTCTTTCTTCTACCTGGTGAGCATTCTGGACATCTAGTTCTGTAGTCGCCTACCCCATAGCTATTTAAATGTATTCCTTGTTCCATTGCTTTTTCTGCTAGTGATTTTTCGTTCTTCATCATTTGTTTATCCTACTAATAAGTTTAAGTTTGTTTTTCGTTGTTTAGGTTGCTCTACATCATTAAATCGCTTTTGCGATAACCAAGTCTTGGCGTGTGGGATAAATCGATCATCTTTCCCTGCCTGCGACTTAGCAAATGATCTTGTCTTATTTATTAAGTTTTCAAAAGTAATTTCTTTATTCTTCATAGTTATTTGGAACTTTTGTGAAGCTCCAAACTTATTGTCATTAGGTCTGTTTGGATATTCCTTCCAAAACAATTCAAATTCCTTACTATATTCTTTTTTATTATGATAGGTTATTGGTGTCGCATTTTGCAGAGGGGGTGGGGTAGCATTTTGCGACTGGGTATCCACATTCAGTTTATATATATTACTTGTCTGTCTATGATTATTATTTTCTGTTAGCTGAAATCTTTTTTCAACATCAATAAAATTCATATCTTTCAAACGCTTAAGTGACCTAATGACTGTATCAGTACTACACTCACATAGCTCTGCAATCTTCTTGTGTGAAGGATAGCAACTGTTTTCTGCATCAGTAACGTTAGCTAATATAATAAGAACTAACCTATCTGTACTGTTACCTACCTTGACCTCTGACGACCATTTTAACGCTGACCATGACATATAAGTTCTCTACCTCAAAACTTCTGTTATCAATATTGGTGGATTATATGTAGCTAGAATTTTCTTTCTAAGCATGTAATCCCTTGTCTTAGTGGCTTTAGACTTTACATCTTCCACAACCACTTCACCATCTTTTTTATAGCGAAAGTCTGCAGTATATCTACCTATCTTTACGCCATTACACATCAGATCAAACTTTGGATGTATTTCCAAATCTGATATTTCTTTGGCTCTAAGAAGGTATTCTAATTCTACAAACCTCTTAAGCTCACGCTTGCTATCAAAGACCTCACCCTTGTAGGTTTGCTTGATGGCGTTGTATTTGTTTCTCGTAAAAGTCATGACCAGTAACCTCATTATTGGTAAAGTCGAATATAAGTTTAGCTTTATTAAAACGTGGTAGAGTTTC